AGAATATTTATATCTTGATAGTGGAGATAAATTCCCTTCAGATGAGATTCCGACTGAACTTAAAAAAGCTGTAGCAGAAGGTGCTTATATCGAATACTCAACACCATCAGTTTTATTCGAAGAAGGTGGATCTTCAAAGAAAGTAAAAAGAAAAAAAATAGATGTGATTGAAACAGAATATTTTTCTTCTACAGGATCTGTTCCATATCCAAAACTTAAAAAGATGGTTTCAAAATATACTATATCTGGAATAATGGCTGTGAGATCATGAGTGATGCACTTGAAGCATATAATCAGATAAAAGAAGATGGTGGAGAAGCTATTATCATATTTAATGGAATAGATATGATAGATCCAGTAGAAGAAGACATTATAGACGGAACAGATATAACTGTAAATACATATGGTGTTAGAACAAACTTTAAAGAAGAACTTGTAGATGGAACAATGATAAAGAAAGATGATTGTAAGATAATTGTTCCAGCATACGGTCTTGATTCAATAGATATAAAAAATAATTATACGAGATGTTCTGTAACATTTTCAAGTACTCAATGGAATATAATCGATGTAAAACCGATATCACCATCAGGTACTGACATAATATATTATTTACATGCAAGAAAATAAGGCTGAATTTAATGATTGATATAACTTTTGGTGGAAGAAATAAAGATTATGAGACTTACAAAAGCCTCTCTAAGAATCTATCAAAAGATGTCAATTCATTTAAGAGAGAGATAAATGCTCTTAAAAAAGCGATAGAAACAGAATTCGATATTATTTCAGCAAATGTTTATACAGACTTTTTTTCAACTCTCGTTAAGAGAACACCTATTTTAACAGGTAACGCAAGATTGAATTGGATGATAAATACATCAGGAGTCAATGTAGATGTGATTCCTTATCCTGGAGATAGAACTCCAATTCAAGATAGAACATTCTTCAAAAAGAGCCTTGCAACTAAAGTTAAGGGATATAGATCGAGAGGATATACAGCAAAAGGTAAAAGGGTTGCAGGTTTATTCTCTATGGCAAAATCAGCTTCTGTAAATGCAGAAACAAGGATGAAGATAAAAGTATTTAGAGATAATTATCTTAGTCTGAAACCAAAATCTGTATTTATATTCAATAACGCAAAACATATATCAGCTCTTGAGCATGGACATTCAGGTCAAGCTCCCAATGGAATGCTATCAATAACTGTACAGGATTTTGCAAGATTGATCAAGAGACATTCTTCTGGATCTCCTATTTTTAGGAATTATTAATGATAAGATCATCTATCAGAAAAGCCTTTGTATATAAATTGACTGAAGACTTCGATTCTATAGAGTCTAAAGATCTCGTAGAAAATAGAGAGTTTGTACCTCCAATATCTTCTCCATGGATAAGATTGACAATAAGATTTGGAGATGTTTTTGATGGAGAGCTTGGTGGTGGAATAGATATAGAAGGCGGTATAGCATTTATTGATGTATTTGTTCCTAAAAATTCGGGTGATAATGAAGGTCTCGATTATTCAGAGACTCTAAGATCTTTGTTTAAAGATGAAGATCTGACATATGATGGCATGGTTGTCCCTTGCCAAAAAGTAGATATTGAAACTATTGGTGGGGAAGATGATTATTATCATCAACAAGTTAGAGTACATTTTTACAATTTTGTTCAAAAATAAGGAGTCAACATGTCAACAGAAATAGGTTTAGCCAGAAAACATAAAGTATTTGTAGTTAAAGAAACGACTACAGGTACTCTCAAATTCCCTGCTGATGGAGACTTGATTCTTCCTGCTGGTAATGCAAAAATCAACCAGAATCCTGAGTTTAAAGATTCTGATGAACTCAGGGACACCCTTGATATTATAGATCAGTTTCCGAATGCTCGTCCTGCTGGTAGTTGGTCTATTCCTATGTATTTTAGACCAAGTGCAACAGCGGGTCTTCAGCCACAGGGTGGACCTCTTTTCGAGTCTCTCCAAGGAAAAGTTGGAGCTTCAACTTTTACTATTGCAGCTTCCGTTCTCGTAGGTGCGACAAGCATTCCCTTTACAACTCTTGCAGGAGATAGACTTCCAGGAAAAGGTGTTGTAACGATCCAGACAGAAGATATTTATTATAGTTCTGTAGTTATGTCAACTGAGACTGCTGGTACTTTTACTGTAGGTATAAGTGGTAGAGGATATAATGGAACAACTGCTGCTGCACATGATGGTAGTGTAACACCTATCACTGGATGTGCTCTCAAAAGCGTTTTTTATAAACAAGACACTACATCACCTTCATTCAGTATGTGGACAAAAACTGATCACCTTGTGCAAGGTCTTTCTGGATGTACTGCATCGGAACTGAAAATCGACCTCAATAACGAAGGTGCTGTAATGTTCAGTTTTTCAGGCCAAGGTATGGAAATGGTTTGGGCTGGAACAAGTACTGCTGCTGGAGCTACTACATCAACAACTCTTATAGTTGTTGATGCTGGATTATATTCTGTTGGAGCAAGGATTTATAATGCGACAACTGGTGTTGACAATTCCGGCGATGGATATGTGATCACAGCTATAAATTACGGTACAGACGCTCTCACACTTGACGATGCTATTGTAGCAAGCCTTAATGATGTTATTGCTGGTTTTCTACCTGATGGAACTGCAAAAGCAGATCCTATCGAATCTAAGGATACCACAATTTATATTGATGGATCACCAGCGAAAATTAGAACTTCCACCTTGACTATTTCTGCACCGAAAAACTACTTGACTGATGAGGTAGGTACTCAGTATCCAGAAGAGTATGTTGAAGATGTTAGAAAAGTAACGGCTGATTTCAACCTGTATTGTAAACCAGCAACTGTAAAATACATCCGAGACGGTTACGAAGCAAATGAATTTATCTTCAATGCAACACTCGGAGACACTGTTGGATCAATTCTTGAAATTTACAATGCAAGATGTCGAACAACTGCTCCTGAAATCGGAGAAGATGGTCCTACAATGACTCTTTCAATGACGATGACTGCGCTTGGAACAAATGGTGAAGATAGTTGTGATCTGATTGTAAGATAATATAAAGTTTCGGCTCTGTAAGTCCTTGCGTTTTCTCGCCTGTTTGTCGCAAGGCATGAGCCGATTTTGAAAAAATAATAAAATAGGCGAGGACAAACAACACAGGCAAATATAAACAGGAGTAAGACAAATGGGACTCAAGCTTAAAACAAACAGAAAAGAAATTTGGATTAAACGCTGTAAAGACAAGAACTTGCCAGAAAGCAAGAAAAACCCCGTAGTAGCTGAATATAAAGTATTTCCAGCGACTCCAAGTGAAGTTCATGAGATGTTCAGAAATAGTGAAGAAGAATCTTTTTATTCAATGCCCACTGAAAGCAAAATGAAGAAAAAAGAAACTGTCCGTGAATTGAAAGTTAATTCAGTAAAATTCACTATTGAGAGAGCTAAAAAATGTATTCGTGGATGGAAAGGTCTTACAGCAGAAAATGATGAAGGCGTAGAAGTCGATATCAAATATTCTGAAGAGATGGTTGAAACTTTGTATGAACTCAATCCAGAAGAAATCAATTGGGTACTTGAAAAAATTGATGAAATTTCTTCTATTATTGATAAAACAGAGGAAGAAGAAATAAAAAACTAAGAGACTTCGCACGTAGGTCTTTCAGTGACCACAGCACTGCAACGTGCGAAGAGTGCTTTGATATATGGGGAGATGACACTCCATGCGATGATTGTGATAGAAAACCTCTTCTTAAAATCAATCATATTGCATGGGAACACTGGAGCGCAATCAACCAAATAGATAGACCACCATCAAATGGTTTCGGAGGAATCCCGACAATACCCTCAAAAGTTCTTAGAGATTATTGTCGGGATTTTAATTTATCGGAACTCGAATACAAAAAAATGTTTGCTGTGGAAGTTCAATTCAAAGAGTCTATGGCTGATCGCCAGAAATCTAATGAAAGAGTTGAGCAAAATAAAAAAGATTTTGAAAAGATAGAGAGTCAAAAGAAACTACCCGTAACACGTAAAAAATAAGGAAAAATCAATGGGTCTTTCTATGGAAATAACGACTGCTTCTGCAAGAACAGAACTTGAGTCGTTACAGAAAAGTATAGGAAAAACTGGTACGGATATAGTTTCTGTAAAAAAGAAAATAGATTCTCTTGGAAAAACTGTTGATGGAATGGCAAAAGCTTTTGAGAAAGCTGGTGATAAAGCTTCTGCCGCTTCATATAAAAAATTAGCTAATGAAATATCGTCTATAAGTAAGAATATGTCCACTTTAAAAGGTGGAATGGATTCATTAGATTCAGGAGCTAAGAAGACAGGTAAAAGTGTAAAAAATCTTTCATCTCAACTTAATCAGGTTTCTGAGTCAGCAGAAAAACAAAAACAAAAACTTGATAAAACAGTTATATCTACAAGCAAGCTCTTAGAAAAGAACACACAATTAAATACAAAACTAAAAGAAACTGAGTCTAATTATAAAAAATCAGGAAAAGCTATTTCTGATAGTGAAAAGCTATTAGCTAAATCACAGAAGACAACTGAAAAACTTCAAAAACAATACGACAATCTTTCAAAAAAGAGTAAAGAAACATCTGATACTAATCAAAGGTTAGGTGGTAGAGTCTCTTATTTAACAAGTGAAATTTCAAAACTTGAAAAACAGATGAGAGATACGAATAAAGAACTTTTAAAATCAGGGAAAATAAATCTTGATTTACAGAAAAAGAATTCAACACTTGGTAATTCTTATATAAAGATAAACACTGAAAATAAAAAACTTCAATCAGAATTATCTGCATCAAGAAAAGAAGCATCAAAATTAACATCAGAAATAAATAGGCTTAATGCTGCCGCATTAAAATCAGGGAAAGCGAACCTTGAATTGCAGAAAAAAGTTTCTGCTCTTGGAAATCAGATGCGTAAAGCTAAGATCGAAATAGATCAGAGTGAACAAGTTATCAAACATTATGAAAAAGCTACAAAAAAATTATACAATGAGAATTTAAGACTTACAGCTAAAATAGAAAAACAAACTGCCGCTTATAAAAAACTCAGAGGAGAGCAAAACACTCTCCAATCTTCTATGAATAGAGTTATGAAGATTGCTTCTACTCTTAGGAACGTCATGTTTCTCGCAGGAGTAACAATGGCATGGAAAAGATTTAGTGACGACATCATTAAAGTTGGTTCAGATTTCGAAACATTAATGAAGCAGGTTGGAGGTGCTACAGAGACAATCAAAAAAGGTATGGTAACGCAAGACTTTATTGACCTTCAAAAAACAATTATGAGTCTCGGAGAGTCAACAGAGTATACTTCAATACAAGGTGCTGAAGCTGCAAAACATTTAGCTATGGCAGGTTTTAGAGTTGGGCAGATTCAAGCCGCCTTAAAGCCGGTAATGGATCTTGCAACGGCTGGTCAAATTGAACTCGGTGAAGCTGCTGAATTCGCTACTGGTGCATTAACCTCTATGGGGCTGATCACCTCTGACACAACACAGTTAATGGCGAATATGGAAAGGATTAATAATGCACTTGTGTTCTCTGCCGTCCAAACAAACGTTTCAATTGAAGATCTTGCAGAATCTTTCAAATATGTAGCTCCTCAAGCAAGAAACATGGGTATGAGTATTGAGGATCTATCTTTATGGCTTGGTGTGCTTGGTAACTCTAATATTAAAGCAAGTGCGGCAGGTACGCAGATGTCATTTGCTTTAATGAGACAAGCCGAAGCTATGAGAAAACTCGGTATGGCTTCTCAAGGTAATGACTTCTTATCCATGCTGAAAGAAATAAATAAGCAAGGGTGGGGAGCAGAAGAGATAAATCAAGTTTTTACTGCCCGTGGTTCAAGGCTTATTCTCTCTTTCAAAAACGTAGTCCCTGTTTTTGAAAGACTTAGAGATGCACAGAAAAAATCAAATGATTATGCAAAAGAGCTTGCAGAAATCATGCGAGATACAACTACTGTAAACTTTCAGAAATTTTCTTCTTTAATAAATAATATAAAAATCGTCGGATTCCAAAAGGGAGCTACTGACCTTAATTTTGCATTAAAAGGTCTATATAAAACTGTATCAGACAATAGAGGTGAATTTGAGGGATTCGCTAAAGTTCTTGTTGATATTCAATCTTACTTAATTGACAATATTTCGTCGATTATAGAGATGGGAAGATCTTTAAAAGATTTGTATGATGAGAATCCAAGAATACTTGAAATGGCAGCAGGTTTTGCCACACTTGCTGCTGTACTATCAGGAAATCCTATTATTGCCACTGGAATTGGAGCTGGAGCTTATACAATTCATCAAATGGGAGAAAGAACAAAAGATCTCTCTTCCGATGTTGGCGAACTTATGCTCAATTTGAGCAAGCTTCAAAAAATAAAAGAGAAAATGGAGGATTACGATACAGCGAAGAAATATGTTGGATCTCTTCGTGGTGGTTCGACATTAAAAGACAACCTTGTTTTAACTAATGCAAGAAAACAGATGGAAGACGCTATGTCTTCTGCTGGATATAAATATAATGATAAATTCGGAAAAGATATTTCATATGAAGAATTAAATGAAAAAATAGGTAAAATAGAGTCAGATTTATCTCTTAAAAAAGATCGTTTGTCAGCATTGCTTGGAACAACAATGAATATCACAAATGATCTCGCGATGGAATTCAAAAAAGATTCAGATCTTACAAAGACATTCTCAGAAGAAATATTTGCAGGAATCAGAGAAAGCGAAGATATTTTAACAAGAGCGAATGACGAGCTAATTAACCTTCAGGAAGAAACTGATAAGTTAGGTCAGTTTGGAGGTAAAATAGGAGCTAATGCTAAAGGTGGACTAAAATATATTGGTGGGCCAACTTTAGAGACTCAAAAAGATCAATTAAAAAAAGAGACAGAAGATAAGGTAAAAGATCTTGAAAATTCAGTAAAGTACTTTTCTGAAAAAGTATCTAAACTTCAAGATGAATATTTTGCTGCTTATGAAGAATTTTCTCTGGTTGGTCCAAGACCTGAAGTCCTTTTATCTACAGAAGAAGAAAGAGTTGCTTGGGAAAAATCTAATGCAGCAGTAGAAAAATCAAGAATTAATTTAAACAATTATACCGAATCTTTAAAAATAGAACAAAATAAAATAAATATTATTAAGAATAAAGGCGCTATGGAAGGCGCTATGCTCGACAGACAAATCGCTCAAAGAAATTATCAGAATTTGAAAGCGGGTGTTGATGCAGTAAGATCTTCAGAGCAAGAAATTTTAAACACAAAAAAAAGTTTCTTTGAGGAATATGAGACTTGGAATTTATCTAAGTTTAAAGATCTGAACAGAAAAGAGATGAAAGCAAAAATTCAAGCTGAGTCGGATAAAATTAGTGATTTTAAAACCAGCTATGAGCTTGCAGACCCTGCTTCAAAAATGTCTACAGAAAAATATAATACAGCTCTTTCGAATATGAATAAAAATCTCGCTGAGATGAAAAGACAAGCCGGTACAAAGCTTGCTCTCGATTCTTCAAGAGAATCAGAAAATAAAAGAAAGCAAGAATACGACTCCCTTAAACAATCAGAAGAAACTCTTTATCAGTTAAGAAGATCAAATTACGAAACATATCAAGAGTGGAACGCAGAAAAAACAAGAGAGTTTAAACAAAAAGAAATAAAGATGGAGATTGATGCTCAAAAAGAAGTTATCAATCGCATGAAGACAGATAGAGTTAACAAGGTTGATAAAAGATCTACAGAACAATATAAAAAAGATTTGAAAGTCCAAGAAGACATACTTATAGAAATGGAAGGAAGTAAGTATGATAGAGGCAATGCTTTAAATTCAGAAATCGCTCTAAGGGAAATTCAAATCAGAGAAACTGTAGCTGATCAAATGAGAGATCTCGACGATAGGATATTTGATATAAAAAAATCAAATGCAGAAGATCTTGATTTTTTCACAAATAAGAATTCAAATGAGTATTACAAAAGAGAGCTTGAAAGAGCTATAGATTTAGAGAATAAAAAGAAAGACCTTTGGACAACTACAGAGATGTTAAAAACTGGTCCAGACTCAATGATATATGACGATATAAGAAAAATTGAGTCACAATGGGAAGATCTTATCGTGCAAATGTCTAAAAATATAGGCATTCAAATGGACAAGTTAACATCAGTCACTTTTAAAAGTGTAGGAGAAAATTTAAAGTCTACAATTGACTCTTCTTTATCTGGAGTATTGACAGATGCTCTCACAGGTGAATTAGATAGCTTCGAAGCATACTTTTCAGAATTTACAAATAGTCTGGCAGGTATGTGGTCATCTATGGCTTCCAATATGATAATTAATCAGCAAACACTTGGAGGATTAAGTGGATTAGGAACTGTTGGAGCTATGGGTGCTGCCGGATTAGGAATCATGGCTGTATCATCTATTTTTTCTTCAAGAGAAAAAGCGAAAGCAGAAAAAGCAAGAAAAGCTGCATTAAGAGAACAACTCAAAAGTGAACTTGGAGATTCAATAGCTCAACTTGAACTCGGTGATGCTGGATATCAAATTTACCAACTCAACGCTAAAATAAAAGATTTGACAGAACAAGCTAAGGATGCCGGATATCCTATTGCAGAAATAATCAAGTTAAGAAAACTTGAAACCAAAGAGATACTCGATAGTATAAAGGCCCAATACTCATCAGCAAGTACGAGTATGACAGATTTCGTTCAAGGTGTAATTAGAGATGATTGGTCAATGACCGATTGGCAAGCTGAATACGATAGACTTCATGAAGATCTTTTATCTCTTGATCAAACGTCTTCTGACTATAGAGATGACTCAATTGAGATACTGAATGAACAGTTTGAAGCTCTAAAGATGATTTATGATATTCAGAAAGAGCAGTTGTCAGCACTTGAAAGTTTAAGTGAATCACTGACGACTCAGATTTGGGATCTTCAGAATACAGAAAATATGCCTACTTCACTTGAGAATTTTCAAGCTCAGTATGACAAATTAATGTTAGCTGCCACTACTCCTGGTGCAAGTGGATTTATAAATACTGAAGCCGTTTCTGATTTTCAAGATTTTGTATCTCAATATATAGATAAATTTTCTGCTGCTGGATATGATTATCAAGATTTGATTAGTGGTGTTGTTGGAGATTTAAGTGATCTCCAAGTTGACGTTCAGTCCGAATCAGAAGCCCTTGCTATAGCTATTAGAGCTAACACAGAAGCTCTTGAAGGAGATCAAGGCGTTATAAATGCTATTAATAGTCTCGCTCAAATTACACAGGAGATCGCTGACAGGGAAATTTATAAGACTTGGAAAGAGTCTATGCCGAGTATGCCAAATATAGAAGATTACAAATCTAAGAATTATAGTCTTGGTTATTATGATTCGTTAAAGAGCGAGGTTGGAGGAGGTAATCCTGACTCTTTACTTCCTATTCTTGGCATATATCATAAACAGATTGAAGCTCAAAAAGTATTAGATTGGGCGTCTCTTCTTGAATCAGGTATTTCTCCTGAAATTGACAATTGGAAAAAAGATTTAGTAGCAGCTTTCGATCTTCTCGATATACAATCTGCTATTGATGCTATGAAAAATGGATCTTTTGGAGAATATAGAAATGAAATTAATGAAGATTATATCAAACTTTTTGATTTAGTTAAGAATATCCCTGCTTTTGCAAAAGGTGGGTGGTCAAATTCTCCAAGCATTTTCGGAGAAACAGGTTATGGAGAATATGCAGTTCCAGATAAAAACAATCCGAATAACTCTCACTTTCTTCAATCTGTAGGTGTTGATTCAAATGAAATAGGAACGCAAATTGGAAACATAGTTTCGAAAGCTATACGTTCAGCAATAGCGGATTTGGGATTGAATTCAGGACAATCTGGAGATATCGTGATTAAGATAGATGAGAGAGAAATAGCAAGAGCAGTTTTGTCAGATACAAAAAAGAATCCGACTCCACTTAGGAGGGTCTTATCATAAATGCATCAAGATTATCTACCTACAGTTTCAGCAGATTACTTTGATGTACCCTTGACATTAAAGCCGACTCAATCTATTTCTTTCCCGACAGAGAAGAAGCAGAAAGTTTTCAAGACAGATGGTAACTCTAAAGAAGTTACAACTCTGTCTAAAAATAACTGTGTATATATTTCAGTAGGATTTGAAAATCTAAATTCTACAAATAAAGATATTTTACTGGATCTTTATCTTGATCTTTATAAGGCGAATGGATTACAGAAAAGCTTTTTATTAAATCATCCTACGGATGGAAGCCAATATGTTTGTCGTTTTATGGATAATATCTCTGAAACGATGCAAAGGAATTTTAGACATTCATATTCGAGGATGTCTTTACTTGCAATTGGAGCTGATAGAAATTTAATAAGTACTCAAACATGGATTGTTGGTGGATCTTCTGTCGGATATATTCCTATTACGACTAAAGAAGAAGTTCTATTTGGTGGAGATACTACAACATTTAGTGGAGACAGTGTGGTGTGGTAAAATATGTACAGTGATTATTTCATAAGCACACAAGCAGATTATATAAACGAGATTTTTGATTTTTATCCAGAATCATCTATCTCTTTTTCTGCAACAAAACATCAAAATTCTTCAAATGGAATTGATGATATAAAATTTGTATCTCACCTTTCAGAATCAAGTGAAGGTAGTTTTTCTTTTTCAATAGAAAATTTATCTATAGCCGAAAGAGATGAGATACTTGATATATTTATAAACGAAAATAAAGCTAATGGAATATCAAATAGTTTTTTATTTAAACATCCAATTTATAATGAATATTTTGTATGCAGATTTTCAGGGCAGATAACTGATTCTTTATATAGGCATGAGAGATATTCCTACGATAAAATAGATTTAGATATTATAGGTATAGATAGGAATTTGATAAACATAGACTCTTGGATTGTTGGAGAAGAACCTACAGAAGAATATATTTATTATATATAGGACTGGAAATATATGTCGAACGAAATAGTAACAGGTATCGGTCCAAAAAACACTACTCAAAAATTGTGGAAAGTTACTTCTATAGGTGGATGGGAAGGAGATCACAATTTAGCAGTAGATATATCTAAAAGATATATAGTTTTTATCTGGATATATAAAGAAGCCTTAGTTGATACAGATCCATGTACAATAAGTTTTGGGATAGATGGAAATGTTTTGAATAATGAGATAGGATCAGCAGTTTCATCACCATATTTTGTTTTATCAGAGAATTGGGTGGGTGAAACAATTTTAAATGGTTATATTGGAGAATGGCTTTTATGTGTTGGAAATATATTTCCAAGTACAACTGAAAATAATCCAATAACATATAGCGGTATATATGATCTATCTGGAGAAAGAATAGTAGAAGGAATTGACTATAGATGGAGTGCAGACCCATCACTTTGGGATGGAGAAAGAATTATCCAAGATAATGAATCAAACGAAGTTCTAATTATAGCGAAACCTGCTATATACCAATTCGACGAAAATAAAGGCCCATTCATTGAAAATATTCTTGGGATATAAAAGATGATATCTAATTCTATAAAAATAACTAATAATTTAACAGCGGTTTGGCTTATAGAATTCCAAAACTATAGATGGGCAACTTCTAATTTTTTATACAATGGAAGTTATTATACAGGGAAAATCCAAAATTTTTCAGGCATATCTGAAACTGTATGTAAACCTCAAGATAATTCTATTCCAGATAAAAATCTCAACTTCTGCATACCTGATGAAAATAATATTGTCAATGGTCAAAGAGGAGAATCAGTTATCGTAAGGTTGATAATTGATGATCAGCAATTTTTATCTTGGAATTTTATAGTTTCCACTTTTTCAAAATATTATGATAAAGCATATTTTGATTGTATTGACTTCTTTTCTTATTCTATTGAAGATGTCGATTATCCAAGAACAGACCTAATAAATCCTCTTGATACTTCAAGTTCTACTCATTCTGGCTCTGAAAACGCATGTATACCTATAGTCTATGGTAATCCATATATACCTCTTAGATCTCTCCTTGTAGGTTCAAATCGGGCTTATGTATTAGGAGAAGATGATGGATCTACATATACGATTGATTCAGTTTCATATCCTGTTGAATGGGATGAGAAAGCTGAATTTTTAGCTGCAAATTACACATTTACTCAATCTTCTTATAACGGGTTAAGAGTCTTCGTACCATATATAGCAACTGGTGGAACTGCCGGTTTTTTTGAAAGTAGTGGGTCACTTCTTGATATGCCTACAAAATTCTCTAAATCAACGACATCAGGAATAACAAATCCGGCTGACATCATATCAAATATCATACAAGATCTTGGACATACACTTTCTGCTATTGATACAGCATCTTTCGCCTATTGTGAAAATATATATTCTACCATTGGATTATCTTTCAATGCTGGATTTTATGATAAAAAATCAGCGAAAGAAGTTCTATGTAGCGTTCTATCAGCTTGTAATTCTACGATAAATATTTATGACAAAATATACCTAAAATATGTCGGAGATGCATCATTAGCTACAATAAATAGAAACGATATCGCAGATTTTTCTTTTTCTGAAAATGTATTAAAAAATATTAATGATGCTGGCATTGTAGAATATTATGAAAATGTTCAAGCTGGAGATGAAAAAAAACGGAAACAAATTTACGTTCCAATATCTGGCACAACATATTCGAATGCGAGTTCGGATACATTTTTAATTCCATACATATCTGACACAGTTATTTTACAGCAATTAGCAAGAATTTATTTTAGAAAGAAATATTGGTATGCTGGAGATGTAAGCTTTGATATTAAAAAAAGATATTTGAAATACGAGTGCGGAGACAAAATAACTATATTAGATGATCTTTACGAAAGTGGAGATTATTATATTTCTTCAAAAAATATAGGAGAAGATCTATCTCTTAAATTTTCATGCGAGAGATACCTTGACGATATAGGTCAAATAGAAGATTACGAACCAGATCCTCAAACAATTGTCGAAGATACTTCAGATAGACTTTATTATGCTACACAAGCATATAATACAATAGGATTTGTTAATGCTGCTAATTGTCGGATATACGGGAATTCTATAAAAAAAATATCTGGAGCATCATCTTGGACTTCTGCAAGTGCTTACAGTCGCGATTCAAAAGTAGATAACTCGAAGATCTCTTTTAAGTCGTCTCAAACAAATTGTCTTTTAGCTGTCGGTTTAAGTATTGATCCAACGATTAATTTCAACTACACATCGATAAATTATTGTTGGATGTTAAAAGCAGATGGAACTTGTGAAGCTTTTTCTTCAGGAACTTCTCTTGGTACATTTGGGTCTTACACAGAATTATCTCAATTTGAAATAGTCTATGATGGTTATAAAATAATATTTTATTTAGATGGAGATCCAAAACATACAATATCAGGGGTATCTGAAGGTCTTAGATTTTACGTTGACTCAAGTTTTTACACTCTTGATGGAGCTATAAATAGTGTTGTTTTTGAGGCTTACGGAGATGTTACACAAACAGCTATAAACAATGGAGTTATAACTTCTGGTTATATCGGTGATAAAGCAATAGATGATGATCCAACTCTTGGTATTGATTTCAATAATGCTAACATAATTGTTGGTGGAGATGGCGAACTTTCTCTTTCTGGATCTTTGACTGTTAACTCTGGAGGAGGGATAACAGTAAATGACGGTGGTGGAATTACTGTCAATTCAGGTGGTGACATATCTTTAATTTCATCAGACACAGATCCTTATGATTTATCAACTATATATTTCAAACATGGAGCAAGTGACACAGATCCTATAAAATTCGAGGCTTATGTCAGTTCAGGCCAAAAATACCTATATATTCAAACTGAAAATGATATTTCGAAATATCTTAGAATTGGATCAAGCGGTCAGAGGTGGAAAAGTGTTCAAATAAATGCTCAAGGGTTTGGAGCTATAGTAACTGATACGGCTTATAAAACAACATCTATGTCTTTATCTGAGGATTATTTTATTTCAGAACTTAGAGAATATTACGACTCGGTTGAACATAGAGGGTATTTTAATATTGTTGTCGCTCCAGAAGGAGATATAGTCTACACATCTGTTTATAATACAAAAATGGTTGTTCTTCGAGCACCAATTGTTTGCAATTACGTTCCAATTATGACATCCCCTGGATCTACTTATGATGGGCTAATTCCATACAATGGTCATTTTTATTTCTATATAGATAGCTCAACAGATCTTCCATATATTCGGTTTAAAGATTCAACAGGGACTTACATAACAAAGGCGATATAAAATGCAAAACAATCAAAATAATGAATCAAAAATAATAACAGAAAAAACAAAACAAAGATTTGGAGAACTTCTTTTTAGAATAACAGAACTTGAAACCATTCTTCAGGTTAAAGAGGAAGAAATCCAAAGCTTAAATGACCATATCAAAAAACTAAAATCAGCTATGGGGGATGTAGATGAGTAAACTAAAAAATTTCTTTATAAAGAAGCCTATGAAAATAATTTCTTCAATTCTCTATTGCTATATACTGAGAAACTACATTAAAAACTTTATTAATGATGATAACAAAACATGGGATGATAATATTATAAAAGCTCTTGATGAGATTTTTGAACATAAGAAAGGTTAAAAATGTCTACATATGAAGCTGCAAGCTTAATTATTTCTATCGGTACATTTCTTCTTGGGGCTTGTTTCGGCTTGATCGCATGGGGCAGAATGCAACAGTGGAAAGACCACATCACTGAAACTGTAAGAGATATCAAAGATAGATTAGATAGGGGAGATAATTATCTCAGAGATGGAGAGCTTTGCTTAGAAGATATAAAAGAATTAAAAAGCAAACTTTTCTCTGCTGATGGATCTCCTACTTATATAACAAAGGAAATGTGTAAGATGCAAGGGAAATACATAAAAGAAAGTTTATCTGTACAGATTTCAACACTAAAAGAGCTTGTTGAAACGAGGAATAGGACGATCTACGCAACTGACGACTCAATTAAAGATATGATGCAAAAAATTCTTTCATCAGTTGAAAAAGATCGACATATGGATCAAGTTATTCATAAGTAGCGGCTAAAGGCTGTAGCACAAATACTACAGCCTTTAGTTTTTAAACTCTCGTCACTTCACTGTACTTTCCGTTATGTACAACAATATATTTGTTTCCAGTTAATGAGCACAAATTTTTATCATGAGTTACAATTATAAATTGTACTCCAAATTTATCAGATAAGAAACTTACGATCTCCCCGAATTTAGCTGTTAGTAAACCAAGATTTGAAACAGGTTCATCAAAAATTAGAGTATTTCTTAGATTTTTCTCAGAAAGAATATGAAATACTATTTTAAATACAAAACCAATAGTGCTTATTAGTCCTCCTCCGACATCTGTTTTTAAATCATCCAACTCTTCCTCACCATCAAAAATCTTCGGCTCCCACTCATAACCTCCAGCTTTTTCTTTCGGTGATAATTCAAAACGATATTCTCTGTCGTCCCAAATAAAAGAAATAACTTCATTTACAGTTTCTTCTACTGTGGACTTGAATCCTAACTGAACTTCGTGCATAGAAGAAGAAATTATTTCTTTTGCATCTTCGAAAATTATTAAATCTTTTTTCGAAGATGCAAGTTTACTTGAGAGTTTTTTGTATTTAGTATCAAGATTTTCAAGATTAACTTTTAATCTTATATACTTTTCTTTGAGATCTTCAACGTTTTGCATTTGTTTTTGTAGCCCAAACTGTTTTAAAAGTCCTTATTTTGCCTCCAGTGAAAACATCTCTCTTAGCTGCCATTTTAACAGATTCTGCTGCTGTTTTTCCGAGATCAAGAGCTGTCAAAGCGTAACTTCCACCACTTCCAAAAGCATAACTTCTTTTTGGATTCATATCGCAAACAACAAGGCGACCTTCGTATAATCCAACGTTCTTCAAACCGTCTTTACTTACGATAAGACCCTCGATATCTGTATCTATTTCATCTTCGTCATAAGCGCATTCAGAAATATACATATCGAATAATTTTTCAACCTTTCCCACTTCCCCACAGAAAAAACCAACGAGTCCATCTCTCAGATATTTTTTATCAAAATTGTCATCGACGATCCTCTGACCGCCAACACATCTGGAGTCGTAAGCTACAATACCGTCCTTATAACTAATTGTTGTCAAATCATCCCCCTTTTATTACATTAAATTATTCGCAAGCTTCGAGTTTTTCTTTGATTTTTTTAAGAATACTTTCTTTTTTCTCCTTTAGGGATTCAATTTTTTCGTTTGCTTTTGAGATTCCTTCTTCAATAGAATCTATATCGATATCCATTTCTTTCAGCTCTTCTATTGCTTTGTTTCTTCGATCTTCTTTTATTCCTATTTCAATTTTTTTATCATCTATCTTTTTCTTTAAGTCTCTAATGCTTCCCACTAAAAATCTCCTTAGAATATAATTTTTCTCAATCTCTCTCTATTATCTTTCTTTTTAATTTTATCATTTATTATTTTTATTATATCTGTATTTTCCCCTTTTGCAATATTAAAATCTATTTTTGATTCAGATCTTACGGAAATGTGTTTTCGAGATATAACATCAGGTTTGGAAGGGAATTTTATCATTTTAATGTTATCATTTTCAAGGAAATAAAAACTCGGCTCATAATCAGCGTAATAATCAGAAGCGTCGTCCCTTAGCATCACTCCAGAATTGAGAATTGTATTATACTTTGTTTTTACAAGAAATCTTCTGTGTATGTCCGAGGTTACAATATAATCGTATTTACTATTTTCTATCGCAAATTCTTCTGCATCTTTTATTGCCATGTTTTTTATTGCCATTTCTCTGGTACATATACTTGCGTGTATTGCAAGTAGGTTATTTTCTGTTTCGGGAATGATAGGATCTTCGCCAAAATCGCATCCAAAAACATTGTACTCTTGAATTTGTGTTGGGATATTTCTATATATTCTCTTCATGTATCCATGTTCTATAAGGATGCCAATAGTGCTTGGTTGGTCAGATCTACAAAAGCGATCATGTTGTCCTAAACAACAATAGAAATTTTGTTTCAGGTTTTTTAATTTATTCATCAATATCCAAAGTGACAGAAAATCTCTTGGTTTATCTGTAGTATCCCCGCTGGATATTATATCTGCTTTATTTTCATTTGCAAAATTAATCAAGAAGTCCAGTTTTTCATTTTGAGCCTCCAGAAAATTATCTGTACGGCATACTGGATTTTGAGATGTGATGTGCATATCTCCCAATAAAATCAATGACATAAAGACTCCTTAAATCAAATTGCGCTCTTTTAAATATATATAAGAGGTAGACTCTATTGAACAAGTCCACTCCTGGTTATCAATCTCTGCTTGGTATCTCGCTCTTACTGCATCGTTAAAATTTAAAAAATATCCAAGGTGTTTATATTTTGAATTTATCATTATCCGCGACTCCCACTTATTCGACCTTTTCTTCCAAGATACTCCAGTAACTCCTGATGTGTTATTTTTAGAAATATTACAATTCTGTTGGTTGCACATTGAAGATGCTTCTCTAAGATTATCCCATTTATTGTTAGATCTATTCCTATCCATGTGATCCACTTGGTTTTCAGGGAAATAACCTTCTTGATAAAGAAAAGATAATCTGTGAGATTTGTATAATTTAGAATTTAACATAATTGATAAATATCCATCCCTTTTATCTATATGCCCAGCCTCTTTATTTGCATATTTTGAATTCCAATTATTCCACCAATGGATATTCTTAAAATGACTCAAAGGTCTTTCATTCCAAGTGAATACACCTGTATCTGGATTATAATGCAAAGCTTCTTTTAAATATTCTTGCGTCAATTTAGTTTTCATAATATTAACTCTTGTTGACATTCCGGACAAATTTTATACCCAAGATATTCATCTTCAAGGTCTCCCAGGTCCTCTTTAGATAAAGATAACTGTTTCGACAATTTTTTTAATAACAACATTTTATCCAATTTGTCCATTTCAATTTCTTCTTTTTTATTCAACTCATCTAAAGAAGATTCAAGTTTAGAGACAATATGAAACGTTGACTCTAAAATCTTCAGACCTTTAGTTTCTCTATTATACAAACTAATGTCTTTATAGCAAGATATTATTTTTTTATTTTTCTCTTCAGCTTCTTCAAGTGACTCGTATTTCTTTATCAGTGATTCGCAAAATTCAATATTCTTTCTTATCAAATCAGAATCGAAAGATATCAAGTCATCTTTTATTCTATGTATTGTTGAAAGATATTTTTCTTCATCTTTAATTTTGATTTCACATCTTTTGACATCAAGAAACATTTGATCGATACCTGATAAATCAAACTTCTTTATGTCAATCTTCGTCAATCTTGCTTCTTCTTTTAATTCTTTACATTCTCTTTTTAATCTTAGAACTTCTTTGTTTACATCTTTCAATTTTACGTCAAATTGGTGTATTCCTATTGTTTGATTTATCTTTCTTGATATTTCTCCATTTCCAGTAAATAATAAATAAGGTAGATCGAATTGCCAAGAGAAGTTATCAGATGTCATCTTTATTTCATTCAAGACTTCATCTGGCACTTTTTTATTTAGATCTAAAAAGACTTTATCTTCATCTGAATCTGATTTTATTGTGTATTTTGCTGTTTTCTTGGTCTTCTCGAATTGGATTAAGCAATCACTGAATTCAGCATCTATCACAGTTACTGGATCTTTCTTAGCAAACTTTGAAATATATTTATCACCACTTGGTTTATTCTCAACAAGAAGTCTCAGAGCATTCAGTGCTGCTGATTTGCCATGACTACTCAAGCCATAGATAACGTTTAAATTTTCACAGAATTCAAACGTAGAATCTTTGTGAGATTTGAAATTTTTTATACTGAGATTTTTTATCACTTTGAGATAATCTCCTTGACTTTATCTTTTATTATTTCTCTATCCATTAAATCAATTAAAAATTTATGATCACCGTGTTCTCTTGTGTATTCTTTATTTGCAATTTTTTCTTTTAGGCTTAATTTGAGAGAGCATCGATCATCAGCATCTTCTATTTTTATTAGAAAATTTTCGAAATAAATATTTGATTCGTCACATATATTTTTTATTTTTCTCAATTCTTTTAACCCGTTTGGAGATAGATCACACGCAAAATATATTCTGCTTTTGGCATGTCTTTCGACTAATATCTTTACTGATAATAAATTGAATTCATTATAAATAATTGCGTCTACACCAAATTCAAGACTTGTTTCAAGAATAAGAGAATCGCATGTGTCAAAATCTCTATTGATTAAAATAACTTTTTCATTTTTATAAGAATTAAAAAATTCAAAATCAGGATTTATTTTATCTGTTAAATCAGAGAAATATAAAATCTTTATAATTGAATTTCTTAGTTTACTTTTCAATCCAACTTCAGCCTTATGAAAATTCAAGCCCACTAAACCAGTTTTAACAATGTCGAATTTTGAATTAATTCTATTTATTAAATGGTTTATAGTGGGCTTGAATCCAAGATCAGAACACTCTTGGATAATCTCAGGAAGGATTAGTTGAACTAATTCTTCTAATTGACTTCTTTTTGAGCTTATCTTTAGTGGCACTGTTATTCTCCATGTACTCTTTTATATCTTTAATAATCTTCTTAAACTGAGCATTCATATTCATTGACTCTGGAAATTCAGGAAGAGCTTTTCTCGGATAAACTTCTCGGAAATATTTCTGAATGTTTTCTACTTGTTTCTTTGTTATCTTTTTGAATTCAGTCGGGTGGACATAATTCGTTTTGAAGTTTTGCCGATAGTTCACAAGATTTAAGAGTATTTCATCAAGATCATCTATTTTTATTCCAGCTCTTGCACAAGAGTTTTCTATCCTTCCGAGAAAAAAATTACATGAATTACAAAGGACACCCCTGCACAACCCCGTTCCTTTAATTTTTCTTCGGTGAAAATGATCCAGTACAGCCCTTTTGATTTCATTTTTACAGATTGGGCAAATACCACCTTGCTCTTTTAACAATTTGTCTCTTAGAATCTTGAGATCTTTTTGTTTCATTTCTATAAATTCAGGTATTTCAGTGTCCAATATTTGTCTCCGGGATAGTTATAGTCCGTGAATGAGGAATGAAGTCTAAATTATCTATAAACTTTTGCATAGCCTCAGAGATCGAATCTCTTTCAATCTGTTCAATCGAATCGCTTTTGCAGAAGTAGGACAAAAGGGAAAAATTCATAGATACAGAAATCAATTTAGCGATACATTGCTCAAGATATAAAAGGAATTCTTCTTCTGTTGTCTTTCTCTGAAACAGATTGTCTATATATTTCTTTGAATGAGCTAAACCTGTTTTCGAGCTATTTATTCTAATTGCAATTTCTTGTCTCTCTTCAGAACCACTAAATGCTGAACCAATAAGATAAGATGCAAGAACTTGCTTTTCGAGTTCCAAAAGTTCGAGAGTCTTTGGTTTTTCTTCTTTTTCTTCTGTATCTTTATTTTCCATTGTTGTTTCCTATTGCAATCTGAAAGTATTAGTCCAATCTATCATCGATAAGTTATTTGTAAAACTGTGCATATGGTGTTCGGTAAAAACGTTTTTAAAGTCCCTCTTATATCCATAAAACTTCTTGATATCATGAACGACTATCGGATCTGCTTTATTCTGGAAGGGAAGAACAGAAACAGTTAAATAATCTTGGAATAACTTTTGATCTATTTTTTCGGGGAAAGGAATCTCTTTTTTTATAATTTTATTTGCATTAACCTTTCCGATTTTTTCAAAACCTGGGACTTCATTCTTTTTACCAATTAAAGCTTTTCTTATAGGTATTTCTATAGGTGAGACTCCAAGTTTCTTCTCAACACTAACTCTTGTGAACGATTCATCTTTTATCATATTATAGCAATGGACTCTCCACTTGATAAGTTGAAATAAATCTTCATCAGTTGAGATGATAATTATTTTATTTGAAGACTGATTTTCACTTACATGAGCAGCTATTAAATCATCACCTTCATATCCATATTGGTTGAAACACTGAAATCCGAGAGAAGGCAAAATGTCATTATTAAGATATTCTATAACTTTCTTCTTTAGAGATTTATTTTCTTGATCTATTTCGTTTTTATGTTGTTTATACCAAGGATATACTTGTGCCCTATATGAATCATCACTATCAAAGAAAAAAATAAGGACAGAATTTCCAGACATTTTTCTTATTTGAAGAACCCTCTTCATAAACAAGAAGAGGGTTATATCCCAAATATTAGACTTAGAAGCAGATTTAGCTCCGTGATAGCATTGAGAACCAAGATTATCCCCATCAATAAAGAAAAGAGTTTTATTCTCAATTTTGAGAATATCTCTTCTTTTTGAATTAGAATTTGCTTTTTCTTGGTTCATTTACTTTCTCCTCTCTCGTTAACCAAACATCTTCGACAACTCTTGATAAATGATCTTCAAGGTCATTATCCTCAATGATCTGAGTCAATCGGATTCTTGTTACAGTTTTTTCAGAAAGAAGACTTCTTTTAATCCTCAATTCTTTTGAAACTGTCTCAACTGGATAAGATTCTTTATAACCAATCAGATAGTTAATACAACTTCCAATATTATCGACTCCATAATCCATAGTGATAATTGTATCTGCTTCTCTGAAAGCTTTTGAGACTTTGCTTCTTTTTATTTTAGCTCTTGTCTGAATAGCTCTCAAAAACTTTTGTCCATCAACTGTCTTGTCGAGTTTATCATAAACACTGAGCCAAGGAACAAGATGAGTATAGAAATTTAGAGAACCTTCTCCAGTTCTGTAAACCTCTTTGAAAGTAGTCCCGATCTTAACTCTTGTTTGGGAAAGAATGATCAAAGTGACATCTCTTCCGTTCATGAGTTCACAAACCTGTTTGAAGAATGTTTTTGAAGCATAAGCGGCTTTATCAAGATGGAAAGATCCTTTTTTCTTATCATCTTGATCTGACTCTTTCTTCTTGCTTGGCTTCTTATTAGGATCATCAGCTTTTGCTTCAGCTTCGAAGCTTTTCATTTCTGTATCTGATTTTACAGCATCCCAAGAGTCGATGACATAGACAAGGCCAGTATCTTCTTTCAGAGTTTGAATTCTATTGAAAAAATCATGAGCGATCTTCTCAATTGTAGGTAGACCTTGCCAAATACAACTTCTAACAAAATCTTCACTATCATTTTTTGCATTTTTGTTCCCAAACATCATGTCAATATCGAAGTCCATAACTGCTTCGTTATTGTTATAAACTATTTCTACCTTCTTTGTCTGAGGAAAGTGTTTGGATTTTTTAAGCTTATAGAAAGCTCTTGCACATACTTCTAAGGCGAAGATAGTTTTACCGGCAGAGCCATCTCCAACAAAATTTGTGATTCTACCTCTCGGAATTCCACCATTAACACCTAACTGAGAACAGGCAAGATTCATAGGTGTGCTTCCAGTATCCAGCCAACTAATCGTTTTAGGATCAGCTATTGGCCTTAGAAAATCAGGGACTTCATCTGACTCCATATCTGAAACACGATCTTCAATTTCTTGTTCAATAATATCTTTTTCTGTATCTTCTTTCTTATCTGTCTTAACATTTTTTTTAGAAACTTTCACCATAAAATCCTCTTTAAATTATTCAAGGGCTACCGAAATAGCCCTTGAAATTAAATATTAATAATACCAGCGTTCTACATTTGAAAACATGTCTTCTTTGTCATCACCTGTATCGATTTTATGGAATTTACAAAACGCTTTCTGATCAGATTCGCTAAGATCATCAAAGTAAATTTCGATGTCAGAGATATCATCTTTGTCGGGGAATAACTTTTTTGAATCATCTTCGCTATCTTTCTCTTTATTAAGAAAGAATTTCTTGATAGCAATTTTCATCTTTCTTTCATTCCCAAGATTTTCTTCATCGATTTCAATATCATTTTCTTCGATGAATTCTTCCATCTCTTCAGCAGAAGCTTCATTATAATCGAATTCTTTCTTCGCTTTTTTCTCTTTTCTGTCCTGAAGTCTTGACTTTCTTTCTTCTTTTTTCTCGGACTTGTCCTCTTTATCTTCAGATGAATCTTTTCGTGTTTCTTTAGAAGATTCCTTCGGAGATTCGTTGTTGATCATAGCTTCAAGGTCTTCGTAGCTAAGAACAACAATAAGTTCATCAAGAGGAGGTAGTTCAAGAACTCTATCAATCAAATCATCTGAGATAGGATCTCTTTTTTCAAGAGAGTAACCTGTGAAATCAGGCATAGTCCCATCTTCAGTTTTCTTCTCTCCAACAGAAAAAGAAATTGTTCTTCCATTTTCATAGTCAGAAATATCGATTGGTTTCCCTTTTCCTCGACCTTCACCTTTCTTAATAAGAGGTTTGATCTTCCATCCCATGAAGTATGCAGCAATTTCCATAATCTGCACACCTTTTGATTTTTCATCAGTCGTGGTGTCATTCTGAATATAATAAAGCTCACGCTCTTTAACTTTCAGAGAATTGATGACTTTTTCATTTTCAGGATCGTTTGCCATTAGATCGATTCTCTTTTCACAAATCGGGCATGGCAAATTTTTATGGGGAAACATAGCTCTCGGACAGATGACATTACGTCTGCCGTTTGCTGTTTCGATATTGTGACACTTTGTAACGAGAACGTAAGTATCGTCACCTTCTTCAAGATTGGGGTCTTTTGTTCCAGCAAAATATGCAAGCATATTTACGTAATAAGGATCATCAGACTTCTTGAATTGAGCGATAGACAGTTTGTGTTCCCTCATCAGATCTGCATTCAGATATGAAAAGAACTCTCCACCACCGTGACGTTTTGCCCTGTTTTCGCTACTTTTTTTCAGTAATTTCTTTTTCTGCTCTAATGTTAAAGCCATTTTTAATTTCTCTTTCTTTTAGTTTCTGTTTCGTTTAATTTTCTTTTTAGTTTAGTTTTTAATTTAGTTTCTATTCTTTTCTTTTTCTATTTCTCTATTTATTTTTTCTTCTGGGACTCCTATAAAACCACTCAATGTAAGTTTCACAGCAGACTCTATTAATGACCTCCTTTGACATGCTGAAAAATAATCTGTTATCGATTTCTCTTCTTCCTGAATAGACTCGGCCTGTTTGTCAATAATAACTCTTATTTTTTTATTTTGCTTCTTTAACTCTTGTGAGTATCTATCATCAGCTACGACAAGATGTTTTAAATGAGTGTCAGATAGTTTTGGGTCTGACCTCTTCATTTCACAATAGAGTTTACCGTAAAGGATGACAAGCTCATTTTTTTGATTCTTTTGAGTTTCCTTCAAGATATTGTCAAGCTTCTTTGCTCTTGATTTTTTATCTGCCATTACAGATCCGTATTTCTGAACAAGATCTCCAAGTCTTTCTATCTCTAATGGTAGGTCGTATTTGTTAAACGGTTCCATAGTCAACCTTTTTAAAAGGAAATGATTTTAAATATTTATGTTATAATAGCTAATATGTTTCGTCTTTAACGATATTTAGATGTTGAATGTTATCAACAACAGCAACTCTTTTTATGAAATATCTAACTTTATTTTCTACAATATCTTGCCCTGGTCCGAATAGACGTTTAAAAATCATAGGTTCTGACCATAAAAGTTTCCCGTAAATATCTCTGTAATGAATAGTGTCAATTTTATACATATAACCTCCTCACGAATAATAATTGTAAATTAAAAGAGCAAGACCCGGTTTGCCAGAATAAATAACTGTTTCTTTAAAAACTTCAAGTATCAATGAAGCTCTCAGTCTCATTTCTTCTTTTTTCTTTTCATTTCCAAATGGTTTGACCATTATTCGATAGAAATAACTTATGATTGCCATTCTTATCGATTCAGGAGCTTCTTTAATTGAATCAAGGAGTTCGAAAGCTTTATCCATACTTGACTGGTTCATTAACTCTGAAACAAGATCTTTGATTTCAACATTCTCTGATCCAGATACAAAATCTTCCAAATATTCATTTATTTGATCTGGTTTCAAGTTTCTTATCGCTTCAAGTATGCTCATGATGTCCCTTGGACAACCAGCCGATACTTGATAAACTTTTTCTATAGTTCTTCCGTCTATCTCAATACTCTCTTTTTCACACGTATCATTTATGAGAGAAACAGAATGTTCTTTCGATAATTCTTTGAACTTGTATTTTGTAGCCCTTTTTACAATAGCTGGTTTCAATTTTTCTGTTTCGGTGGTGCATAAAATAAAAAAAGTATTTTCAGGAGGATTCTCAAGTAGGTCAAGTAAACAGTTTTGCCAAGAGATACTCGCCATATGGACTTCGTTTAGAATGTAAATAGCGCACCCGTACATAGGAGAGTAACTACACTCTTCGACAATCTCCCTTGCGAACTCTACACCTGTTTTGTCTGATACGTTGATTTCTTTAACAGACAAACTATTTCCACCATACTTCTTCACAATGAAAGATGACATCAATTTTGAGAATGTAGTTTTACCTGTACCTGAAGATCCAGAAAGCAAGAAAGTATCAGCATCAATTTTCTTGATATGAGATATGAACGATTTCCTGTTAGTTTCATTTCCAAATAGTTCTGAAAATGTCTTCGGCCTGTACTTGATTTTCATTGATTCTTTGTGATCTGTCATACTAATCCTTTATATTGAGTTTTTCGGTTTGATTTCCAAGTTCTCTGTTTCGTTCTTCTATCATCATCCCATGCATTTGGAAGCTTTTTATAAGACCTTTTTCTTCTTATTAATTTTGTAAAACCTTCAAATTCGTGAATACAGTTCAAGCGTCTTTCATTGGTTGTTTTTATTCTTTTCCAGTATCCACCACGTTTTCGCTTCCTAACAAACGGAACTGGATCAAATCTGTATTTATATTTTATTTTACTGTAATAAGAAGCCAAATAAAAGATGTTCATAGATTCCTCTTTACCATTTCATAAAATTTTTTAAGAGACTTTTTGAATTTCATTTTATTCTCTTGTCCAATATACGCAAAACCTGTAGAATAACCATAAAATATAAAACTCTTATATCTCTCACTCCAAATAAACTTACCGTAAAATTCTGAGGCTCTTGCTTCTGGATTGAAAAATTCAACAGAAATTCTTCCTAAAGCAAGTATTATTTTCGGTTTAGCATGGAATATTTCTTTCTCTAAATGTTTAGCACATGCATTTTTTTGCTCATCGATCGGTTTCTTCCCTTTTCCTGGAAAACACTTTGTGCAACAAGCGATAGTGAGATCTTCATAGTTTACCCCAATATCATACAGATCCATCAAAACTTCATTTGCGACATTGCAAGAAAACAATTTATTATTTTGGTTAGCATCAGAATATGACGGATGCTCTGTTATTATCATCAAATTCTTATCGCCAAATACAGTCTCAAATGGATTTCCATTAAGACTGCACCCATTACATTCGAATTCATAGAAGTCTCGTTCTACGTTCTGAATGAGCTTAATTTCTGGATACTTTTTACCATTAAAGATCTTATAAATAATTTCTTCTGAATATTTCTTTTTACATAAATCAAGAAGAGTTTTTCCTATGACTTCAAGATCGTTTGATATTGGGAATTCAAATAATTCCTGGACTTCAAGTTTGGGTTTCTCATTGTAGTCCCAACTGCCTATAGTCGTCAATAGTTTTTTTATTTTTGTTTCGTTCTTACTTCTCTCTGGTGTCGAGTAAAACCCGGAAAATGGTTTGAATTTTTGCGGAATTTCGAGAGATGCTTCAATGGCCTGTTTTTCTCCGAGACCTTTTATTTCTGAAAAAGGGGCAAGAAGGATATTGTCATTAACTGTCCAAGTGGAGGCTTTTGAATAGCCTACTTTTGGGAGTTTAATAGATAACCCATAATCATAAGCTTCTTTGATGATAGAGCCTTTTTTATCATCCTCTCCCATCGTTAAATTTGCACAATAAAAGTGAGATGGATAGTGGATTTTTAGCCAAGCAGTAACATAACTCAAGAAAGCGTAACTTACTGAATGAGATTTATTGAAAAGGTAATTAGCAGAAGCTTCGAGTTCAGTCCAGAATTGTAGGGCTTCATCTTTTGTAAATGTCTTCTCTTTTAAGCATCCATTTACGAACATATCTTTATACTGGTCGAACTCTCTAACATCTCTTTTTTTACCAATGATCTTTCTGATGTTGTCGGCAATGACAAAAGAAAGTCCAGCTAAACGGGTAAACATAAACATGATTTGTTCCTGGTAAGGTATCAAATTGAGTGTTTCTTTCGTTATATCATCATATATCGGATGCCTCTTTTCCCATGTCTTTCCATGTTTTCTTAAAAGATATTCATCAGCGATACCGGAATCTGAAGCTCCAGGTCTTACAAGAGCAACACATGCACTCATATCTTCAAAGCATGAAATACCAAGCTTTTTTATATAATCAGTCATTGTCCTTGTATTCATTTGGAATATTCCAGCAGTATTACCTTTTGATAATTCTTTGAATACCTGCTGATCATCAACATCGAGAAAAGATCTTATATTGTATTCTTTACCTTCTGTTTCTTTTATTAATTTGAATGTTTCATCTACAATTGATAGTTGAGATAATCCAAGTAGATCGAGCTTCATCAAACCAGAATCTTCTGCATCGTGCATATCCCAATTAACTACGATATGACCACTTCTTTTTGAGAGATTGCATTGCCCTGATTTAGTTAGATCTTCTTTTGATACTACAACAGCAGAAGCATGTTGCCCACACCCTCGAACAGTACCTTCGAGTTTTTGAGCGTATTCGACTATTTTTGGATATTTACTTGCAAAAGCTCTTCCTTCTTCAGTTTTTTCTATGGCATTTTTTATTAAATCCTCACCTTTATCTTCGAGAGATTTAGCAAAAATATCCACCTCCTCAAGAGGTATGCCGAACACTCTTGAAACATCTCTGATAACGCTTTTCCCTTTTAAATATGAAAACGTAGAAACGCCAGCAACATTATTCTTTCCATATTTATCTATGAGGTATTGCCTCGCTTCTTCTCTTCTATGTTTTGGTATGTCAATATCAATGTCCGGGAACGAGGCTCGTTCCCTATTTAAAAACCTCTCAAATATAAGGCCATGTCTTATTGGGTCTATTTCAGTTATACCGAGGATATAAGAGATCAGTGAGCCAGCGGCCGAGCCACGGCCAGGACCAGGAGTCCACCCTTGATTCCTACACCACTCAAGGAAATCCTGCACAATTAAAAAATATGTTTCAAAATTCTTTTCAGTAATTACTTCATATTCCATTCTTGCTCTATCAAGATATTCTTTATTGTCTGACAATTTGAATCCGAGTCTTTTTTCTGCTCTTTCTGTATAAAGTTTTTTAAGATTTTGTTTTGGAGATAATTGCGGATAAGGTCTAAAATCAGGAAGTGAAATATCTCTTTTCTTTATTCTAAAGTCCTTACACTTTTCTGCAATTTCAAGTGTATTAAATAAAGATTTCTTTGCTGTCTTCTCGTCAACAATACCTCTTGTGGCGTAATTCTCAAGGATTTCATCCCATGACTGAAGATAGCTTCCTTCGAATTTGAACCTGAATCTATTAGGATCATCCATTGTGGTTTTAGTTTGTATGCATAAAAGGACATCATGGATAATATGATCTTCTTTATTTACATAATGAGAGTCACAAGATGTGACCAATTTGACCCCAGTCTTTTTGTTTAATTCAAGACATTTTTTATTAATCGAGTCTTGTGCATCAAGATGATGAGGCATTATCTCAAGGTATAAATCATCTTTCATTTTGCTATGAAGTTTATTGAAGAATTCTTCTGATTTGTCGAGATTTAAAAAACTTCCAGCGCAAGCTGTAGAACAAATTGTTCCTTCACAGAACTCATAAAGAATATTGAAGTCTATCTTTGGTCTTCTATAGAAATGTTTTAGATTGGCTATAGACAACATATTTAGGATGTTTCTCCATCCAACTTCGTTTTTCGCAAACAAACAGACATGTCCCGATTTGCCTTTAAAGTCATCGTATGAGGTTACGTAAAGTTCTACTGCTGCAATCGGGATTATGTCGTTTTTAATGCAATCATCTTGGAAGTTTATACAATTGTCCACCGAGGCATGATCTGACAGAGCCATATATTGGAAGTTCATCTCTTTTGCTCTTTGTGCGTACTCATGCGACTTTGCAAGGCCATCTAATAATGATCCTCGATCTGAGTGATTATGAAGATGGCAAAAATTCCTATTTTTTATATTGGACATAAAAATCCTTAAATTAAATTATGATCTTTTAGGTACTTGTAAGAAGAAGAATTCTCTTTAAATCTCCAAGCAGGGTTTTCTAATTCTGCTTGATACCTTCTCATAACTGCGTCGTTAAAACTTTTGAATGAACCAAGATATCTGCTTTTTCCTTCCGATCTAATATATGCATACCAGACATTATCATGTTTTCTCCACCATACGCCGCAAACTCCAGATATGTTATTTGATTTAATATCACTGCTTGTAAAGTCTTTTATGGAGAAGTCTTCTAATAAATTATTATCTTTCAGGTACTTATAGGCAGAGGACTCTATAGAGCATGTCCAGTTTGGATTTTCCACTTCTTCTTTATACCTTCTCATAACAGCATCTTCGAATCTATCGAACCTCCCAAGAATGAAATTCCTAATGGAAATTGTTATTTGAGCGACCCATTTTTTCCTTGCTACCTCCCAGTATACGCCCGTAACTCCTGACGTATTCGCTGAGGATAAATGGCTGTTCTGAAGGTTGCACTGTACAGATACTTCTCTTAAATTATCCCACTGATTATTTAATTTATTTTTGTCTATGTGGTCAACATGATTTTCTGGAATGTAACCCTCAACATATAAAAATGCGAGTCTGTGAGCATAATATAATGTATAGTTTATTGAAATTAAAGTATACCCTGTCTTAGAGTAACGACTTCCAGCTATTTCATTTGCATATTTTGTATTCCAAGCCTTCCCTGAACCGATAGTCTTAAAATGACTTTCCGGCCTTTCATTCCAAGTAAAAATACCAGTTTCTGGATCATAATGCAAACATTCTTTAAGATATCCTTGAGTCAATTTATTTTTCATAAATTTCCTATCCGCAGATTTCTTCTATTAATTTAAGTTCTTTAATCCGGTTAATAATTTTTTCGAACTCTTTTTTCAATTTTTCGTAATCGCTTAAACACTTGCCACAATTTAAACAAGCCTTTTTATAGAAACATCCTTTAAGATAATATTTATTTCCATCAATTATAAACATATTAAAGTACCCAGCATGATTTCCACTCTCATTAAAATCTTCGATATTATCTTTTAGGTGTGGATATAATTTGATAAATTCATCATACACATTATATTTAGCTCCAAATTTTATATTTGTTCCTTCGCCAACAGGACAATCGCAAATAACATTTTTAAAATTATTATCGAATTCTTCTTTTGATATTTCGTTCCATACTTTGGAAGAAATTCTCCGATTATCTGAACTGAAGAAATCTCGAACTGACAAGTCTGGATCATAAGGAGAACCTTTTATATTTTCTATATTTTTTATTTTATTTGATAGGATCGAATAACAGAACATGTCAATAGTTGACATGTATGAATCTCCACCTCTATTTTTGAAATATCCAACTTTTACACATCCAGAACTATTTGTAATTTTACTTTTCTTTGAACATTTTTCTATGATACATTTTGAGAAAAAATTAGTAAAGTTCATAAGATCTCCTTTAAATTTGATATTTTTATGGTTATACCCAATTGGATATTTTTTATAACTATATCCAATTGGGTGTTTTAAAAAACTATTTCTCTTTTTTCACATCTACGTTTTTGGTACTTGCTGCCAAGGCTTTAACAAACCCTCCTTTGCTGAGAATCATCTGAATAGCTTCCTGCTTAGAGAGACCTCCTTCGCTTGTGTAAAGTTTGATGTGCTTAATATCTTGCCGGACACGCCAAGTTTCAAAATCCTCAATAGGTTTCTTCAAACTACCAAGCAATTCAGAAACACTTTCGGCAGAATCGAGAAGTATAGGAGTAAGTGCAGGAATAAACTTTGTCATTTCTTTAATAACATCTGAATATTCAACGATCACTTTCATAATACTTTCAAGTTGCTTAATGTCTTCTTCTTTCATTTTTTCTTCTCCTTTTTAAACTTTAGGTTGTGCCCGTGTATAAAGAGCGTATTGACCGTCATCACCTGAGACTACTCTTACAAGAGTCTCGTCTTCACTGATTTCAAACTCATTTTTGATTTTCATAATACTCTCAAAATGATCCATAAGCAAGGCGAAATTCAATTCACAATCAATATCATTCTCTGTAGGAGATTTGACGATAATCTCACTCTTAGTCTTTGGAGAGTTGGATTGTGAAATAACTGTCATCTCACCATCAAGAAGAACGAATTCGATGAAAGGGCTTTTCTTCTTGTCGTTGATCGTTTTGATTTCAGGCATCTTGTCAAGAATTTCTCCAGGAATCTTAACGAAGTGACCACTTTTGAAATTTTCAACAAAGTCAAGAATTCCTGACAGTGATGTGAAGTTATGCTGTCTGAAACCGCATTCGACTCCAGCACCATAGAAGAAAGCCCATCTTTTGTCAACAGCGTATTCATTAACTTCCATATTTTTCAGTGTTTTGATAGCTGCCTGTGAAAGACCGAATTCCTTCTGGAATTCCTGATCGATTTCAACAATAGAAATTCTCTGATTATCAGAAGAAAAGATCTTATCATCTTTCATCCAAACCAGTGAAAAAGGTGTTGTCTCTTTCGACTTCTGAGTAGTTTTTTCACAGAAGGCAATACCATTATGGAATCTTTCAGGAATCTCAGATGCATCGACATCAGAACTACAAGTAGGGATCACATCATTAACATTGGGGATAATCTTAACAGAGAATGTTGTATTCGTCTTTGCAGCACCATCGGTATCAATACTTACTGAAAGAACTTCTCCATTCAATTCGAAATTAACACCTTTATCGACTCCTTTCGTTTTCACTTTATCGATAAAATTGAAGAACTCATCTGGAACACAGATACCTTGTTCTCCCGTAATCTTTACAGGAGCTTCGATCACAACGAAGATGTTGGGATTGATTACAAGGACTTTATTCTTTGCAAGAATAATCTGCCCCATGTAATCTCCGAACATAACAGGGATTGATTCATTTTTAGCAATGGCATCTTTGATCTGATTCATTGCTTTTTTGATCTGAAATAGTTTAATTGAAAATTGCATTTATCGAATCCTTTATTTTTGTTTAAAACTTAAACACCTTGATAATTTTCGATTGCCAAAACAATATCTTTCAGAAGAGTCACAAAACCTTTATCTACTTTCGGAGAGATTGTCAACGTAGAAGACTTTGTATCTGAGCAAGTGCAATTGCCTGAACACCCTGAGCTTTTCTCACTTTTTGTTTCGCTGATGATTTTCATGACTTTTTCGTCTTCATCATCACCATCGTCAGTATCTGTGACTTCTTCTTTTTCGACTTTTTTCTCAGTCTTTTTTGTCTTCTTCTCTTCTTTCTCAATCTTTTCAACTTTGTCTTTCTTTGAAGACTTTGTTTCTTCTTTTTCTTCTGGTTTGTCCTCAGCCTTTTCAGAATCTTTAGATTTCTTTTTCTCGATAGGAATGATAATGATTTCTTTGCCTGAAATTTTCTCCCAGAGTTCTCTTGATTTTTCTGGAAGGTAGTCAGTGTCAGTATCATTTAATTCTGTACGTAGTTCATCAAAAAATGCCTGAGCAGTTCCTTCAGTTACTTTTGTCTCAATGAGAGATTCGTCACTAAGAATGATTGAGTCCTCTTTACACAGAGCATTCAGGTCGACATAGAAATCAAGGATATCTTCGAACTTAACTTTGATTTTTTCTTTCTCTTTTTTACCCTTATCCGTTTTCTTATCCTTTCCTTTGGTGTCTTCTTTATCAGTTTTTGATTCTTTCTCTGATAGATTTTTTTTGATCATCTCAAGAACTGGTTTCAACTTTTTAAAACCTTCGAATTCGTCATTGTCTTTCAATGCGTAATACATATCGAGAGCATCTGAATCGAGCTTTGATGATAGTTCTTCGAAGATTTCAAGAGCTACATCAATATCTTCTGTGAAGTTGATATTTCCGTCACCATCCTCTGAAGAATCACGATATCCAATTTCTTCGAATTCTTCTGGCTGGATAGGAAAGATGTCATCTTGATCTGCATCAATGACAAATACCGTTGCGTCTACGAAATTCTCGATCTCTTCAATTTTCAAATCTTTCTTTTTCATTTTCTTTGTTTCTCCTGTTTGTTGTTTTTTGCTTTTAGTTTTTATTCAATTACATAAATTTTATTTTGACGACCCCACATAGGGTCTGGCACAAATAAAGAGTCAAGAGGAACTTCGTGTGATGGTTTACCATTTTTAGAATCAAATTTAACTCTATATGAAAACGTCATAACATCAAAATAGATTTTACCTGTATATTCTTCATAATTTATTTTTAGGTCAGAATCTTCGACAAGTCTGTCTGGTCCAATACCTCCAGAACTAAGAATCATCTTCCCATTATTAATATCCTCTTTATTCAAAAAAATAAGGTATTTTATTTTTGAATTACCATAGATAGGTTTTTCAGAATCATCTCTTATTAAGAGATAGGCATCACTTGCTTTATTTTTCATTTTGAGCTTTCTCCTGTTTTTGTTTAACTCACTAAAAGATTATCATCAATTGGGTTTGTACAATCTGGAGCGGGTCCATTTATATCTGCTACAGGACCAATCCATTTATAAATACCCATCTTAGAAGATAACCAACCATCTTTAAGAGGAATCCACCAACATCCATTTCCCCAAGCTCTATACCTCGTTTCTCCATCCCATCTATCATCAATAGGTTTGCAAATATACCATCCAGGCTCAGATGGTTCTATATTTTCGTTGTCTATAAAATTTTCCATAAAACTAGCCTTATTTACTTTAAAATATATCTC